CGGAGACTTCACCAAATTTGGTCATGTTGAATTTGCTTGGGTCCGACATTTGGGTCATGCTATTGTTGATGAAACAGAATTAGAAATTGGTGGTTCGCAGATAGATAAACAATATGGTGATTGGCTTCACATTTGGCATGAATTGGCTGATTCCATTGACCAACATCATGGAATTTCCAAAATGTTGGGAGACGTTCCAGAATTGACGTCAATCAGCACATTGTCATGGGATGTTCCTGATAATACATTGTTAAAAAATTCGTATACAATGTTTATTCCCCTGCAATTTTATTTTTGCAGGAATAATGGGTTGGCTCTGCCGCTCATTGCCCTCCAATATCATCAGGTTAAGATCTATGTCAAATTCAGATCTTCCGAAGAATGTTATATTGCCACTGATGCCTTTAAATCTGGTGCTGAAAATATGTTATTGGATGAAGTAGCCCTGTTCATCAATTACATTTATTTGGACACGGAAGAACGCCGAAGATTTGCGCAAGTATCGCATGAATATCTGATCGAACAAATCCAATGTCAAGGAGAAGAAACTATTAGTGGTGGTACCGGAAAATTCCGATTAAATTTAAACCATCCGGTTAAAGCCTTGTATTGGGTTTCCAAACTAGGTAATTATCAGGGCGGAAAATTCATGATGTACGATAATTGTAATTGGCAACTGGCCAGAGAAAATGCTGCTAAGATGTTAGTTTTGGCGCAATTTGATCTTGATGAATTCGGATACTTTAATGAGGTCGCCGTGGACAACAATGACGATTCATATATGGGAGACGGTGGCGTAGAATATATTGGTATCAATCCGGCAGATCCGTCAGAAGAACCAAGATATATACTTAATGACGTCGTAACTGCCGAAAAATATAATGGATCGTCTTTGATTGGTAAATTGTCACCAAACGTCCATTTACTCAAACGAAATAAGGAATGCGATCTCCGTGATAAAGTTGAAGGAATCGTTCGCATTTATACTGATTTGGACAATGATGATTTTAATTATCCCGAAGTAGAAAAAATTACTCGAAATGATCTAACCATAATGGATCTATCCACACCAATCAACAAATTCAATGAAGATAATCGTGTCGAATACATTAAAGGATTTGATGTTACTGTCTGGCAACCATTTAATTATGGATTGTTAATTGATGGAACAATAAATCCAATAACCGAAGTTGAATTATCATTAAACGGTCAACCCAGACAAAGTAAACGATCTGGTACCTGGTACGACACTGTAGAACCTTACATGCACCACAAAAAATCACCCAAAGATGGTCTGAATGTCTTCTCTTTTGCACTAAATCCGGAGGAACATCAACCGTCGTGTACATGTAATTTTTCGCGTATTGATTCTGCCATATTAAATTTGACATTTGGGGAATTAACTAATGGTAAAACTTCTGATATTTTTTCAAGCACAGATAATAAAGTAATGATATTCGGTATGAATTATAACGTGCTACGTATCATGTCTGGTATGGCTGGCATGGCATATTCCAATTAAACTTAAAAATATTTAAGAAATATTTTTGAGAATAAATTTGTTCAACATGTCAATAAAAACATTTGTGTTCGGTCAGTGCGCCCATCAACCCATTACTTTCATTATCGGGACCAGATGCAAAATAAATAGTATTGACGGATAGACAAGGATCATTTTTCTCATATTCAAATAGACCCCACAAACCAGGAATATTGACGTCTATGCCATCATTATCCTTCAGTCGGCCCAGAAATTGTCCGTTGTTATCATAAGCATTAATGAAACCATCACCAAAATTTCCAACCAATATGGACTTCGGTGGCAACAAAAGAAATGCTGGTGCATTAGTAATAACCCATGGCGAATTAAGATTGCCCCTGGTAACCAATCTTTTAAGAAAAACACCATTTGGTAAAAATACGTTGATATATCCATTTCCCGGACCTGCTAAATCATCCATATTATCCGGAGGTTTTTGTTTGGCATAGGCAATATACAAATATCCGTTAGCACTATATATATTAAAAGGTGCGTAATCCGGAGGCAATGGATTAACTACAGACGGATCTATAAATGAAAAACCAAAAACAGGAACAAATGATCCATCAAATACATCCACTTTATTATTATGAAAATCGGCCACATACAAATATCTTGACGCCAAAGCAAGACCCTTATAAACAGAACCGGAACTAGAATTATCGATAACCACGACAGATTGTGGTGTATTGGCTACATATGCATTGACCGTACCATTTTCTGTAGAAACTAACCAAAGTGTACGATCATTGGCAATTTTGAATTGATTGGTTGTATTATGAATTATACCGGAAGGCGTACTGGAATTTCCACTGGAATCCAATACTGGAATGACATATGGTAATATGCCACCATTTAAACTATATGTTGTGACCAATCCAGGACCATTATCGGCAACCCATATTGTGTTTCCAATGATGACAATTCCCCAAGAATTGACCAAATTTGGGTCTTGTATTGGGGCAATACTATTATTGGAAACTAAGTTATTGACATCAACTTTTAGATTGGATCGTTTGATTGGCTTATGGCAACATTGGCGTCGGAGGCAAATACATGTATTTGAACAACATATATTGTTCGGCACATAATTATGACATTGAGATAATTTAATCTCG